CCAAGTATTGATAGGTGATACCTGTTCCTGCTCAGGTAGTAAGTGCCTTCATCAATATGAGCACCTACAATCTCATCTACAGGAAGTGAAAGAAAACCGCACCGATGAATATCCGCATTCTTAAACTGTTTGCGTATGATCTTTCTGATTTCACTGTGATGAGCATAGGCTGGAGTTTTAATATTGATCTCCGAGTCTCCCACAAAATCATCTTTGTGTTTGACACCACCTATTATAAGTTGAAGTGCGGAGACTGGCAAGTCTGCAAATCCCCTATCAACTAAGGATTGGGATCCTTCCAGAGTTTTCTGGTGATCCCAATCCTGTGGATATTTCTTCAGTTGTTGTACTACTTTACTTACATTGATTCCAGTTTTTAGAATTTTAATCATTTAATTCATATTTTTTGTGATATACACAATTTTCTTTGGGCATTACATACCGAAGATTTTCTAATCTATTGTCCAATTTTTCTCCATTAATATGATCAACAACTGCAGTGTTTCGGATCCACTCTTTTGCAGATTCGGGACATTTATCCCAATCTTCTTTAGGGATAGGTGGATAATCATCTATCGGTTTCCAAGATTCAATTACTGCTTTATGCACAATAACAGGAACTCTACAAGTGTTTTTTTGTTTACGACTTTGATAATAAGGATAATCAAACTGCTTTGCAGGAACATTTACTTTTACTTGTAAGTATTGATTATGACTGGCAGACATTTGTGGAGTTAGAAACTTGTCACTATGATTACTATAAATTTTTCCAGTGTTTGTAATATAGTAATTATCAAGAATCTGTTGAAATTTTCTTAATGGTTTAAATTTAACATCTCCAAATAAATCAATCATGATCCGTAACTAAACTCCTCTTTTGCAATCTCATCCAGTTTCTCCATTACCTCAGGAGTAAAGTAGACTTCTGGATCTTTGAGGATTGCTTTGGCATAGACTTTCTTAGTCTCACCATCAACAGTCATCTCATAACGACCTGCCACATTTTTCCAGAGACCACCAATCTCTCCCAGTTCAAGAAGGCCATAATATCGATCAAGACCACGCTAATCGTAATAAAGACGCACCGTAACATCCTTGTTCTCCTTGCTCAGACGCGACTTAGCAGTCTTTGCCTTGATAAGGTTTCCAACGATTTCTGTTCCATCCTTTTCTTTCTTCTTGCTGAGATAGATGATTGTAGATGCAGCATACTTGAGTCCACTGCCTCCACCCATTTCTTTTGTAGGGACATAAGCACCAATGACATCGTAGGTATGGTTGGTAACGATCATAGGAATATTTGCTTGACCCAACTTCAAAGTAAGCATTCTGAACGCACCCTTGACCAGTTGAGATTTGGTCATATCACGAACTTGTTTATCGTTAAGTGCGTCAGTAATCTCCTTTTCTGTGGATAGCATACCCAGAGAGTCTAACACAAACATACAAGGTTTGCGTTCTTCTTCAGGTTTTTTTAAATATATATCTACCGCTTTGAGCGCCTTACTGCGAAACTCTTCAATTGTAACAACATTAATAACAACAAGACGAGAAGTATCGATGCCACGGGATTCTATGAGCGATTTATTAATAGCTGCCTCAGTATCAAAGTAGAGACAATACCCATCGGGATTGGAATCAAGAAAATTCTTAACAACGGCGAGACTGAAGAAAGTTTTTCCAGTGCTAGATTCTCCAGCAATAGCAGTAATCTTATTCCCAGATACACCGCCAAAAATGGAACCTGAACAAAGTCCGTTAAAAATATACGAACCCGTGTCCACATAAGACTCCGTTTCATCAATATCAGATGCGAGTTTTGTGAAATCATCACCAATCTCTTTTACAATATCTTTCAAAAAGTCCATCAAGCAACCATCCCGTATTGTTTACGAAGAATTTCTTTATAAGAATCGTTAGGAAATTGTTCCCTAATTTCTTTGACAGTATTAAGTTTTTGATAGAGTGCTACATCTCCACCGATGCGAAGAGCACTCACAATAGTTTTGAGTTCTTTGTCGTTAATAGGAAGTTCCATCAATTCCAGCGTAAAGTTTTTAGATAATCAAGAACATTTTTTCTTACATCCATTAGCTCATGATAACATTTCTGATTATGAGCACATTGTCGAAGAGCAGGGTCTGGTTTATGCACAGATTCAATGAATATATCAAGTCCGCGATTCCATTTATCTTTTTTAGATTCCCCGTCATCAATTGTATATTGGTCTTTCATAAGAAGAATGATTCCAAAGTATTAGTTTTTTCTACAGACCATCCAATGGCATCGAGAATTGCTTTCAGTGGTTCTAGAAAAGCTTTCTCAAATTGTAAGTCATAGTCAATATATTTGTCAAGATTTAGTTCCTTAGGAAACTCTTGAATAAAAGAAATAATATTTTCATGAATAATGTTTGGTTTTTTCAAGTAACAAAATTTAATTTTTTCGCCATTCTGGATCAGTGAGTATTTGTTGTCGAGTTTATTTTGTTTAATGTAGTGATTAAACAAAAGAGCCCCACGAATATGTATGGGAGTTCCCTTGATGTAAATATCCGAATGAGACCTATACTTTGCAACATCAGATGCAGACCTAGGGAAAGAGATTTGTTCTGGTGGGAGTGATTTAAATTGTTTCCTTGAATTTTCAATGAAGTCAATTACATCATCTTCAGTTGCAGTCATCAAAAGTTTAAAGGCATCCTTAAGCATCTTTCTACAAGGCGCTGGTGTAGATGACTTTACAGATTCAATACCCATCACCTTGAGTTTTGGTTCCGAATATTGAACACCTTCACTATTATGAACATTGAGAATGTATCGCTTCTTCGCAGTCCAAATACCACGGTCAGCAATATTTTCACGCTTCATTTGCATTTTTTGTTCATATGCCGAAACATAATTCGCAAGTTCCTGATAAGATTGTTCGATGAATGGTTCCAACTTGTCTTGGCAGATCTTATCAAGTAAGGAAACAATCGCTGCTTTATCATCAGACTTATTACTAAAAAATTTAGCAATAAGAGGTTCAAGATTAAGATAGATTGAATCAGTGTCGGATGCGATGACATAATCTACGCCCTCCGTTTGCAAAAGGTTATTTAGATACTTGTTCATTTTCCCCTCAATCCATCGGATACTTACTTGTCCCGACAGAGTGATTGCCTCTGCATTTGCTAGTTTGTAATAGCGGAAATATTGGTTACCAATAGCACCATAAGCAGAGTTAAGAGAAATCTTCTTCGCCATTTGAATGTTGTTACATCTGGCGATCTCCTTTTCAAGTGCCTTAGTAGGCGTCTTCTCATACTGCTGCTTGGCTTGAAGCATTCGCTTCTTGAAGATAACACGGTCGCCATACATCTTCTCCATCAACTCAGGCAAGAATCCACGGACATCCTTACGGTACATTGCACCATTGGCACACACCGCATTGTCCTTATACATCTCAAAATTTATCTCCTCATTAAGGATTCGGTCAACCGTAGCCGTTGGGTGTCGTTCGTCCAGTAGTGTCTCTGGCGAGATGTTGTACTGCATAATAAGATGAGGATAGAGAGAGTTAAGGTCAAAACTGACAACCCAATCATACTTTCCTGGAATCGGTTCCTTGACATAAGCACCTGCGTACTTTTCGTTTTTGTCAGAACGAATCTTTGGGGGAATAACAATGTCACTTTTCTTTAGATAATTGTAAATGATATTGTCCCACATCCGCACTTGGTAGAAGACATCATTATAGTTGACTTTAGCATCATATGCCATCGTGAGCGCAAGCTCAATCAACTTCATTTTATCTTCCAGTCGGTCAACAAGTTCTACGTCAACGATGTTGTACTCGATGAACTTTTGCCACCCGTGGGTATAGAAATCTTTAAAGGTATCAAATTCACTGTGGTCAAGTTTCTTCTGACCAAGTTCTACCTCAGCTATGTAGTCTAGGCGATAAGATTCTTGTGCCTTGTAGGTAAACTTTTTATACAGGTCTAGATAATCAAGCACTGAACATCCACCAACATCAAAGACGCTGTGCTCTCTGCCCTTGATAAACTTCTTTGATTCGGTCACAAGACCCCAAGGGGACATGCGCTTCATCAACTTCTCTCCAAGCACCCTGTTGAGGCGCTTACAGATGTATGGGATATCATACAGTTCACAGTTCCAACCTGTAATCACATCGGGCACATCAACCATCCAATAGTTGATGAAGTGACTCAAGAGTTCCTGCTCTGTAGGGCAGTGATAGTAAGTTACATTCTTCTGGGTGTTGTGAAATGGTTTCACACCCCAGGTCTTGATTTCTTTGGTATTGTAGTCCTGAATAGTAATTGCAAGAATCTCTTCCGATGCAGACTCTACATCTGGGAATCCTTGTTCAGATGATACCTCAATATCAATTGTAACAAGTTTGATTTGGCCAATGTCGAACTTGATTTCTTCTTCAGGATGTTTTTCAGAAATATATTGGTAGATATATCTGTCATTCCCATAGATTTCAAATCCATCAACATCTTCGTATTTTTTGTAGAAGTCACGACAATCCCGAACTGTGCCTGGATGAATAGGTTCTACTGGTTCACCACTTAATGTCCGATACTTAGTATCCTTCTTCGATTTTACATAAAGAGTAGGAAAAAACTCATCTCTGTGCTCATACCTCCTCCCATTCTCAACACCACGAACAAGGAACTGGTTCCCAATCATTTGGACATTCGTGTAAAATTTCATCCGTCAGTTAAGTCCTCGTATTTTTCAAGCAGGGTGGGCGTGGGGTCTGTCAGAGTTAAGATTTTATCAGAACTCATCATAAAAGTATCTGCCCTTGTGACATTAAGTAACCAGGGCTCTAGCATTCCTTCTTTGGTGACGACATATGGATCTACCAACTTACAATCAGGTTCTCCAATATCAGCACCAACTTCTTCAATCTGACTGATCAGAATCTGATTCGTCGTCAACACTAGAATCTTGATCAGTTTCGGTTCGTTTGCCATATTCCAGAATGTCCTCTACATAAAGTTTAGTAAGTTTGTCAATGGGTTCCACCATAGTAACAATCCATTCCATAGTGATTGGAATTACAGGATCTTTTGAAAGAGGAACCCATGGATAGAATTTGATCTGATATGCGTTCTTTCGTTTTTCTTCAGTCGTTTCATCATCCTCAACTGGAGTATAGTTAGCCATTTTAACTACACACGGTCTATTGAGAAAATATCCAACGACTTTATCTTCAACAACCATCTCTTGAACATCTGCGACGAGATCTTCTCCAGACTTCAGAACCAACAATTTAATAGTCATAGTCAGTATTTACCTCTAAGCATTCTAACAATAAAAAAGAGGGGCGTCAACTGGATTTGGCCAGTTGCCCCTCGGCGTAGCGACGACGATATTCAGTTTTATTTAGGTGTGAGTGCGTATGCTCCGTAGGAAGTTGCTGCGAGTGCTGCAATGATTGCTAAAATTGACATAGGTGGCGGATTAGGGAATGATGGGGGAAAGGACCAACCAACTAAAAAGAGAAAGGGTCGATCCAATAATTACTGTTGGTACTGTGAAGTTCATAATAAAGCCTCCGTAAGTACATAATTATATATCAATTATGTATCATAGTGATACAAAAGTCTGTATCAACCGCCACAAAATCTGAAGCAATTGTTAAGAATTACAGATAATCCTTACGTTTATGATGCTCTGGGACGATTCTACCAAGAGTAATGGTCAAAAGCCCATCCTCAAAAGTAACTGATCTAACTTCCGTCTCGTCACTGAGGGTCCATGCTCTAGTGAAAGATCTTTGAGCCACTCCTCTATGGACATATTCTGTTCCAGTTTCTCCGTCTTCCCTTTGTCCTTCGACAAAGAGTTTTCCATCTTGTGTGTAGACATTTACTTGTTTCTTTTTGAATCCAGCAAGTGCTAGTTCCAGTCTAGACTCAACATTACTGACTGTCACTAGGTTGTATGGAGGATAACTAGCAGTTGTTTCGTGGAGGTCAAACACCCTGCTAAGGTAATCGTCCATACCAATACTATTCCTATTTATCTTTTCAAGCAACTTTGGCAAATCGGCTGCATGATACTTCATTAGGTTTCCCATCTTTACTTCTCCTTTGTAAGCGAGATTTGATTGTGTGGACCCCGAAGGCATCCGATATATTTATATCATAAAACAAAAAAAGGAGATACGGTAAGAACCGTACCTCCTTATAGGGGTTTCCGACTTTTGAAGCGACCGCACGAAAGATCGCAGTATTATTTATTCGGTTTCCTGTAAAAATTTTTCCAATGGAGAAAAACTTTCAATTCTACTTTTTGCTACTTCACAATAAGTTTCACTCATATCAATACCAATATATTTTCTGCCCAATTTATTTGCCACAAAAGTTGTAGTGCCTGCTCCATTAAAAGGATCAAGAACTACATCACCCTTGTAAGAAAATAATTTCAAGCAACGTTCCACAAGTTCTTCTGGAAACATTGCTGGGTGTCCATAGTCTTTCATCTTAGTCTCTGGTGCCATAGACCAGTGACCATTGACATACTTGATAAATTCATCTTTAGTAATGTCAATGTCTTCTTTGTTGCCAGGATGCTTGAGAGTATCTTTACTAAAGACTTCAATAAACTCAAACGGGTAAGACAAGTATGGACATGATGGTGACTTCCAACTACCCCATGCTGTGAGCTTTCTAAGGTTATTCTTTAACCAAATAATCTCTCCTCTCCAGATCATACCTTCGCTGATCATTCTTTGAGTGATCTTGTGATGAGTAGGAAAGTATTGTTTGTAGTTGGGTTGGATGTTGATGATGAGTCTGCCGCCAGACTTTAGCACACGCTTACACTCAACAAAGACTGCAAGAATTTGCTCAAGATATTCATCAGCATCACCATCATCATCATGAGTATCATACTCCATACCATAGTTGTATGGGGGTGAAGTCAAGACAATATCAACAGACTCATCATCAATTTCTTTCAATGCAATGAGAGAATCTGAACAGATGATTTCATTCATACAATCTCAACTCCTTTAGATCCATCGGTGTAGTAGATAATGCGATAAGGAATAGTTTCCTTGCCAGCATTGATAGTCTTTTTGTAACTATTAGGTTTGATTGACACTGGTTCGTCACCAATGAAACCATCAATACCTTTTGCTTCTTCCTCTACGTTAGCAAGACGATAGGACTGACCACCAGCACACAATTTTAGCACGTCAAGTTGAATTTGCAAACCTGAGTGAGTCTTGTTGATGATAAGATCTTTAGTCCATGCACGAACATCTTCTTTATTGAGTTCGTTTAGGTTCTCTCTCATAGCGAGAACATACTTCCAGATCTTATCTGCTGCAGCATCAATTTTGTCATCACCATCATAGAACTTCTCCCAGTCATCGACTTCATGACTGTCACATTCATCTCTAAACTGCTGAATCAGTTCACTCATCTGACCCACATGTTTAGGTCTGGTTGCTTGCGAAAAAGTGTTAGCAAGGTTAATGACGGATCCAATGTATTTGAGAAGTGCCATAGACTGGTTTGATTGAATAAACCTATTATAGACGTATTCAATCAAACCTACGAAGTAGAGTGTACCAGTATTTAAGGTGTCATTCTGCTTCTTGAGTTTTACCCTTCTTACCAATATTATATTTCTGCTCCAGAACCCAGTCTGCCTTATCCTTGTATGCCAAGACTTTGATCTGGTTCAAAGGAGCAATATCAAGAACAAAATCTTCCTTGACAATACCAATCAGGCCCCAATCAGCAAGAAGACGCACAATACGATTACGCCTTTGAACATCATTCACAGTTAGGTTGGCGTGTTTGCCATCCAGGGCAAACAGTTCCTTAAAGTGAACGATAAAATATCTTCCCTGCTTGTGCAGGATATGGCAAGACTGATAGAGTTTCTTCTCTTTCCTTGATGCTACTCCAATACGGGTCAGTGTCTCACGAACTTTCAGGAAGTCATCAGGTTCATTCAAAATCACTTCGATCATTTGGTCCTGAGACCACTGTACCGTAGGTTCAACAGTACTCATTTTGTTCCTCCAGTGTCAAGTCGTTTTTTAATAAAGTTAAGTTGTTCTTGTGTAAGAATTTTCAGAGCTTGAGATGCCTTCTCGTTACTATAACCATAGTATTGTTTGACACATTCTAAATCTTGGACTTTATCCTTTCGGAGCCAAGGAGAGAATCTCTTTCTTTTCCTCAGACTATTTAGATAAAATGAATATTGCATATCTTTGTCAATGTGATGGTGGAGGTTCATCTCATTGGCAAACATAATACAGTCAAGGTGCCCAGAGAGACAACGATTGACAATGTATGGGGGGTATTGTTTAACGATATCGGGGTTTTCTTTAATAAGGTTTTCCTTATTAAAGTTTATTGAGTTCAACCAGTCTTTGAGTTCCATTATCTAATAATTTGAATGTCATCATCTTCTGTCCAGAGTTCAACCTTGGTCCTGAACCGACCTTCTTGCTTGAGTTTCTCATATCGCTTGGTTGCTTTCTTCTTCCACCAAGCAATGATGTTCTCCAGATAGAACTTGTCCCAGTTAGGGCCACGAACCAGTTCATCTTGCTCTTCCATAATCACTTCACGGACATTTGAATATCCATAGTCAGAGATATAGAACCTCTTCTTCTGAGTAAGTCCGAATGCCATATTGATGACATCATTAAACTCTTTCAGTTTGTCCTCATCCTGCAGAGAGTTCTTGATGATGGAGATCATCTTAGTTTGCCGTTTCATCTTCTTAGAAGATGCTCTGTTGTCCGTCAGAGGCGTATTGTTGTTCAACAGGGTAAATCGGTCGTGGAGACGGTGAAAGACCTCCTCATGGAGCAGAGGGAGGAACTTACTCTCCGTAAGACCCTTGTACCTCATAAAGGGTTTGAGGCCATCATATTGTGAGGCATCGGTGGTAGACCCGTAGAGAGATGTTGTCTCAAAGAGAGCAATGTCCTTCTCAAATACTTGATTGAGTGTCTCACGGGCATAGTGGGAGCAGCACAGGAGTGCCAATAGTTTACCGCCAAGATAGTTGTATCCAAAAGGTTGAGATGGCACAATCACAAATCCCATCGCAGCATGGCGATTGAATACAGATAGATTAGGTGCCTTACCCAACCACAGATTTCTAGGTTTTGAATTAATAGTAGGAGAACCAAAGCGAATGAATCCAAGACACCGTTGAGTATTCTTTTCAAAGATCATCCAACGAAGTTCTCTACCAGGAATATTACTTTCGTTATTGTGAGAGGAAACTGCCCTCAACAGATTGCCATAGTGTTCTTGTGGTACTGCCTGTTGAAAGCGAGCACCAACAAACTTAATATCAAACTCCATCTCATTGGGATGAATGTCTTCATTGAAGAACTCATCCTGAAGTGGAGTAAGTTGACTTGTCTGAGAGATGACTTCTTTTTTCACATAACGAAGGTAATCCTCAATAGAGGAAAAGTTTTTGAAGTAATCAATAAATTCATTTGCTGCCCATACAGCATCATCCTCAGATACAATCATCATAAAATAAGTTTCTTACTTGGAGTTTCAATTGGGGAAAAGATCTTCTTATAATTGTCTACGATCTCTTCTCTTGTGTCAATCAGATAAACAATATACTGCTTATCAACTTTAATACTCTCATCTTCTTTTGAGAGAACTGACCAAGGTGCAAATCCAATCTGGCCTTGAGCACTAGGAACTGCAACAAGAGGATTTTGAACTACAACATAGTCATTGGTTTCTTCAACCAGAGTGAAGATTACTTCTTCACCAGTGTTCATTCGTAATACCTTAATGTCCATAATCAATAAAATTTAGATTCATTTTCGAGTGTTGAGTGGAGAAGAACTCCATCAACTTTATTAAGTAGTTCCTGCATACCACTATGTAGTAGACGATATCCAGTTCCAACATATAACTGACCAAACACAACTGCGACTGTAGCAGTTCCCCAGAAATAATAGTAGAACCTAGACTTGACTTGGGCCTTTAGTTTCCTTTTTTTCATTATAAGTAATAATAATTTGTTTTGATGCGATTCCTTGGGAGTTTAAGGTTTCTTTGTACTCAACTCTACCGCCAAGAAGTTGGACTGCATCGCGGAGATTGTTTGAGGCAACGATTTGATCTGCTTGTTCTTGAGTAATCCTATACATTAGTAAGTTTGTCAATGTACTGATAAATCAAACTCCACCCAAATTCATAGGTGTCACCATTCTCATCTTGAAGAAAGAATGGAATGTTTGGGTGGAAGTATTTAGCCCGATAATAATGGTTGATTACATTATAGTCATCATCCACACACCGTTCATGTTCTAATTGTTCTTCCGTCATTTGAACTCGCATTCAACCATAATTTCAGTGAGACATGCAAGCATGTTTATTTCTTGATCTGCCACAAATGCCATTTGATACTGATACTTAGCAAGAGTAAGAACAGCAGCAGGAATACTACTCGGAGCCATGGAATCATAACAAGCATCGTAAATACGACGCAGAAGTACAGAAGTATCATTGTCCAAATTATTGACGACCCACTTACGTACCTCAGGAAAGTCTTTTTCCTTAAGTTTCTTAACCAAGTCATTGACCTTGACATCAGAGAATGTAGCGAGGATACCTGCATCAATTTTACCTCCAGCAGAATATCGTTGACACTCATTTAAAACACGACGCCAATCTGGGAAGTGCTTATTAATAAGTTCTACCAGGACCTTGTTATCATATTCAACACCTTCTGTATCCAAGATTTGTTGGATGCGTTGAAAGAAGGATGCCGCAAGTTTTGGTTTGCTCTTAGAGTTACTGGAGAAATCGATACAGGCACATCGGGAGTGGAGTGGCTCAATGATTTTGTTTTTGAAGTTGCAGGTGAAGATGAACCTGCAGTTGCCACTAAACTCCTCAGTAAACGCCCGTAGGAGGAGTTGTACATCATTGGTTGTGTTATCTGCCTCATCAATGATGATGACTTTGTGTTTAGCAGTTGACGCAAGCGAGACGGTCGAAGCGAAGTTCTTCGCAGTGTTTCGGACAGTATCCAAGAATCGACCTTCGTCGGATCCGTTGATGACATAAACATCTACTCCAAGTTCATTACAAAGTGCTTTTGCGACAGTGGTTTTACCACATCCAGCGGGCCCAGCCAGAAGTAAATTAGGTACTTCACCTTTATGTAGGAAGTCTTGAAAAGTCTTCTTGATATTCTCTGGGAGAATACAGTCTTCAATAGTTTTGGGTCGATACTTTTCAACCCAAAGAAATTCGTCACGCATGATAAAAAAATAAAATCAGTCGATAAGGGAGAACCCTTGCATGTTAGTAATTGCCAAGAGAGTCTCAAGGGGAATCCATGCAGGATTCTCATCAGCAAACTGAACTTGAACTTCAGTAATCACTCGTTCAAGATGTTTACTATACATTTGCCTGGTATTCAATACAGGACTTAGAGGATTTTCTACACCCATTCTGGTTTACGCTCAGGAATACGAAGGTAATTATCGCACACCCACGGTTTAGATGCAATATACATA